TTTATTTTCTTCTGGTGTACCTTCCTCTTTTGGTTCAGCATCTTTGTCTTCATCTAAATCTTTATTTTCTTCTGGTGTACCTATTGCAAACACTTTTCCATCCCTAATTGTAAGATTATTATCAATTAAGAATTTATTAAGTATTTCCATATCTGCTATGTATTTTTCCTTTTCTGCTTTAAAAATTTCTTTTTCCTTTTCAAAATTCTCAATATTACTTTTTAATTCTTTTGTTTGTTCCTCAATTGTTATTAACTTTCTTTCAGCCTCAAAAGCTGCCATTCTGTCTGCGTGTGTCATTTTTTCTTCCTCCTTAAATTATAAATTCATGTTCTCCATAATCAGAGTTATTATTACTCCAAAAATCATCAAATGATGCAGATTTTTCTCTATATTCTTGAACCTGTGTTGTTTGTTGTTCAGATATATAATAGGTTATTGCAGTTCCCATTATTAAATCATCATGGCACTCAGCTTGTGCTTCTGGCCTACCTTTATCATTTTTTATAAATGTTAAACTTTCCTTTAAAATATCTAAATCAATTATAAATTCTAAATGTTCATTAAATATTCTTTGTAAATCTGCTAATATAATAGGCCTTGTTAATTTATTAGTTTCAAATCCATAACTTTTTAGTGGACTATTTGTAATATCATCCTCCTTTATTCTTACATATAAATTTGGATAATCATAATGCTCTTGTGTAAGCATTTTTGTTGGATATGTACTGTAATTTGTTTCCAATCCAATTAAGGCTTGATTATAATACATACCTAAACAATAGATTTGTCTTGTATAATAGATTTCATCTTTTTCATGCCTTAATTTTGCAACAATTTTTTTGGTACTATTATCTATAACAACACCTGTAAAATAATCGCTACCATCTCCGGCAGTATCACCTCCCAAAACATAAGGATGTCCTTTCTTAGGTTTTTCGTATAATTGAATACAACCATTAGGGTCAGACACCCATTCTCTATTAACTATTTTGTTTCTTTGGTTATCAACATGTATTTCATATTTAAAATATCCAGTATCTAATACACCGTTATTTTCTAAACTTTCCAAATAATCTATTTTTTTAATAATAGGTTCTGTATTGAAATAACATTTACCAGATGCAATAAATGCCTCATCATGTGTACATGGATATTCTTGTTTTATTTTTTCTTTATCAATATAACCATTGTATTTTTTGTAATACCAATACAATTGATTTTCATCTAATCCTTTTTCATCTTTTAACCATTTTAATCTTTCATGAATCCAGTCTTTAACTCTGTAAATATCATTTAGAAATTTTGTTCTTCTATTCTTGGTTTCAAAATTTAATCTATATTCAGGTGTTCTCCACCACTCAAAGAAACAATTGATATATTCTCCAGACTTCCACATTGTTCTGTAATCATTAAATCCATTTGCTGTGGTTTCCCATACTTTGATAGCATTTTTAGTAAATGTTTCTCCTAATGAAGCTTGTATTGGAGAAATGCCATCTTTCCAAAAGGCACATTCTGAGCCATGAAAGAAATTTATTGTTCTTGAACGACCAACCTCTTTAGTTGCTGTGTCAATTGCCCAACTACTATTCAATTTTTCAAATAGCATTTGATTTTTAGAGTTGAACTTTTCTGTAGGCTTAAGTTGTTCAGGTAACTTATTGAATATAAACTTTGCCTTATTTTGTAGAATAGCCTCAGCATTTGCTTTCTTATCTGCTAAAGTTAATCCTTCAACATTATGTCTTGTTATTGTGGCAGCAAGTTGATATGCTGTTATAAGTGTTGTGAATCCTTGTTGACGCCCTTTTAGAACCAAGATGTTAATACTAGTTATTAAACCGTTTTCATAATCTCTAATTGCTTTATTCATTATGTCCATAAATTCATGTTGAACATCATTTAAAAAGAAAGGTACTACCTTTTTATCTTTATCAACTACCGTAAAAATAAGCTCAATGAGTTTTTCTGGATATTCAACTATTTCAGCTCTTAATCTTGAATTGTTTATAATTTCGTTTGCACATGCAAAACAAAAAAGCTCATCTTTCTTAATGTCATGATGAACTTCCCATTGTCTTTTTCTTCTATCTATCAGAAAATCTGCATTTACATTTATCATAAGACATCTTCCAATTTAACATTAACAGTTTGATTAACGTCTTGCTTATCTGCCCAACCGAAATTATTTTGTAAAACAAATTTTGATCCAGAGCTTTTTGATTTATCATATAAACCTTCTTCGGCATACTCTTCAACTCGTTGTTTTGCCCATTTAATTATATCTGCATATTCTGTATCTCCATATTCTTTTTCATATCTTCTTAACGTTTCGGTGCTTAATCCTAGAAATAAAGCTAAACCAGAAATTGTATAAGGCCTATGTTGTTGATTACAACACCAAAAATATTCTTCAATCTTATACACTAATTCTTCTGAATTTTTATATTTACATCGAGAATTCGCTTTTAGGTATTCATTCTTTAATTCCTCTTGATTTAATCCTTTATCATAGAATTTCATCTTCGACACCTCACTTTTGTGAATTCTCTCTTTAAGCTATGGCACTTAGTACATTTATACAGAATACTTCCATTTTCGTACGTAATAGCAATATAATTATGTTTGCATTTAAAACACTTTGAATAATTGCGACAACTATTATCACATTTATTTTTTAAACAGAATTGATTCATTAAATCGCCACCTTTTTCAAGATATAAAAAAAGAAGTTAGTCCTAAAACTAACTTCACCAAGCAATACTATGGTAATTATGGGCAAGTCCATGAATATGAACAATTACTTTTTTACTTACTAGCATTGTAACACATTTCAACCGGACGTTGCCGGACACTTTTAAAATTTTTTCATTTTTTTTGAAAAATCTTTCAATCTTCTTTCGAGGAACATCTTCTGAATTATATTCGTATTTAAACATTATATCTATCCAAGACATTCCATCAATATACTTGTCTGTCAATATACTTCTTATTTCTGCATCTTTTACATTATTAAGTTCATACTCAAATTGCAATAATAATTTTTCACATTTATATTGCTTTTGCCTTAACATCTTTTTATATCTCTGTCTTAAATTTTTTAATTTAGTGTTGTTTTGAAGATTACCTTCAACAACCATGCTGTGTTTGATATAGGGATAACTTGTACTACTTCCTTGAACACTATCTATTCTAATCTCTTTTTGTTTGTTCTCAATTTGCTCTAATCTTTTTGTGATTCTAATCAATTCTTTGTTTGTGTTCTCAATTTCTTCAAGGAATTGTTTTGTCATATGTTACACCTCCGTATAATTTATTTTACCTCTTGCCAATCATTTGCAAGCATATCAGCCTGACTTGCAAGCCAACCAATTTGTACTCCTGATGTACCAACAAATGCTATTGCTTTATTACCTATGCAGCTATGGTCACAATTTATTACTACACCATCTTTATTTACATAGCTAATATTGGTTGCTAATTCTATATATTGATTTTTTCCATTCCATCCACTTCTTTGTAATTTCTTACCTTCTTTTAATAACTTAATTGCCTCTCCAAAATCCATTTTTAATCCTCCTCACATTCTTTAATAACTTTATTGATATTTGGGTACATGCTAAGAAGTCTTATTCTGCTTCCAGATGTTTCAACTCTGTATGTATGTCCAATCTCTAATATGTTGTATAAATCTGTACTATTAAATTTCGCTTTTAGAAATAAATCTGTTACTTCATATGTATTATTATCTTCATCTACTACTAAATATTTACTGCTATTTCCATCCTTACCATTCTTGACATATTTATCTTTTATTGTTATCTCAATTGTTTGATTATTTCCATATTTAATTATTTCTGGAAGGAACACTATTGCTAATGTTCCTACTAACATAATTAAAATACTAAATATTGTTATAAAATTCTTTCTCATATTATAAATCCTCCATTTCTACACATTTATTTTGTAATTTAACATAGGCATCAAAATACAATTCCTTTTTGTCACCGTTGTACGTGCATTCAAAATACATCTTGTCTGGTAGTGATGTAGCAAGTAATGCTTTGTTATTTTGAAGATTTTTTACACTCCATACTACATATATATCAAACTTTGGAATTTCTGCCGATTTGTCTAAATTCTCCATTGTGTATTCTCTTACTAATTCTTTACACTTTTCTATAAACTTTTGATTATCCATTATTTTTCCTCCTTCTTCTCTCTCGTTATTCCTTTTATTGCCCAAAATTGAGCCTCTTCTAATTTGGTAAATACTAAAGATGTTTCTCTACTATTTTTACAATTTTTTTCAACCTCATCGTAAACAGTTGAAAATACATCTCTTAGATGCTGTATTCTATTATTCTTTTCTTCATCTACAACTACATACTTTGCTCTATCGTTCATAATATACCCCATTTAATAATCGACATAATAATTTTATTTGGATTGATGCTCCATCTCTAAAATTTTCAAGTTTTAGTTCAGGCTCTAATTTTCTGATTTCTGCTCTTAGCTCGTCTTTGCTGATAAAAGATTTATTTAATTCATCAACTAATTGTTCATATTGTCTTTTCCCTATTGCTAATTCACTTGATATTCTTTCTATTTTTTTTGATAGTTCTTTATTCTCTCTTTTTTTAGTTGAGTACATATTAAGTAATTGTCTTATTCGAACAATCCCCTCTCTAGTTATCCCTAAACCATCCGCATGTGGAAAATATTCAAATGGTAATAGTATCTTCATTTTGATGTCATTTATTATTTCTTTTTCCATCTCAGCTTTCATTTAATCACCTCTCTATCTTTAATTCTAATAATAATATTGTCTCTGCTTGTAATTTGCTCTAATCATATATGAATGTTCTGGTAGACATTTTTCTATACGAACATCTATATCTTTCAGTTTATCAATCGAAAACATGTCTATCATCATTCCACCGTGTAATCCCCCTATATGATTTGTAATAGCAAATGCTAAAACTTTCTTTAAAGTTTCGTTATCAAAGACTTGATTATTAAGTCTTTTGTTTTCGTACTCTAATGAGTCTATTTTTTTGTTTTTCTCTTCTATAACATCTCTCATACTATTTAAATATTTGCTAGCTAATTTAGCTTTTTGACGTGCATTCATATAATATTTTCCTCCTATTCTGTAGTTTTTGGACCTCTTTTTCTTGAGTAATTGTACTTTTCTTCCCAAAAGTTTATCCACGCATCCTCTATCTTAAAGCATTCGTTGCAATTATATTTATTGTCATGGTATAGTGCATAGTTTGGATATACCTTTATAATTGTGTATTTCTTGAATTTTTTAGGATATTTTTTGGTGGCTACATATTTCTTCACTTTTTCTTCAATAACCTTTGCTATTCCATATGTATTCATCTATCCACCTACTTCCAAGCACATTTCGATTAGTTCCTTTATGAACCAACCTACTCCATATATTCCAACAATCATTATTGATAGTGCTATAATTATCTTTACTATATCTTTCATATCTATTCCTCACTTCTTGATTCAAATTGATTTCCGATGATAATTATATCTGCATTAAAATAGTCTTTAAGACCTTCACTTAATGTTGCACCTTTTTTGAATTGACCGATAGCCACAAGTCTTGCCATTAGTTTTACTGCTGACTTTTTATCAATTTCTATTACATATCTATTTGAATCATTCCAATATCCACAATAATTTATATCTTTTAATAAATCTTCATCTCTCTCCATAATCTTCATCCTTTCGTTCACATAATCACACTAATTTCTTAATATGAGTTATATATATCTTATATTTTGTAAAACTCATTCTTTTTATTTTTTTGTTGATATAGCTTGTTTTTTTCTGTGTTCATCTTTTTAGTTTACTTTTTCTTAATATGTCAAACTAATATCTTAATTTTTTAATAACTGAATTGTTTTTTTCGTTTGAAATACCAATATATCTTAATGTAATTTCTGGTGCTGCATGATTAAACATGTCCATTAGTATTGCTACATCTTTAGTCATTTGATATGTATGATATCCAAACGTTTTTCTCATTGTATGTGTTCCTACATTGTATACATTGTTTGCATTGCATGCTTTTCTAATAATTTGATATGCTCTCTGTCTACTAATTGCACCACCTTGCCTTGATTTGAATAGATACTCATCTGCATCTTTATCTGAAATGTAATCTCTTATCGCTCTTGCAAGATATGGATTCCAATCTACAATTTTTTGCTTTCCCGTTTTCTTTTCTCTGATGTTATATCCTTTTTTAAAGCAATCCTTGACTTTAAATTTAAGTATGTCGGAGACACGCAGTCCGGTGTAAATACCAAAGAAAAATAATAGACTGTCTCTTTCATTCTTTTCTTTAAGATAGTTGTATATTTGCATTACTTTTTCTTTGTCTCTTATGGGTTCAACTGTATTCAACTTCACATCCCCCCTTCATCATATATTAAATTCTTTTGCAACAGCTCTAAGGCATTTATTGCATACTGCTAAATATATAGTTGGTCTTTGTGTAACCGTATAGTGAAGAGTCAACAACCCTTCTTTTGGTTTAGTAATTTTTATTTCACATCCACAATTATCACAAATATAATAATTGTAGAGCTTATGCTTTTTTTCGTTTGTCAAATGCGAATATGTTTTGCTATATTTCGTATACATTCGTGGCTTCCCTCTGTATATAAATTCTGTATATCTAGGTTTAATCATCTTATTTATACCTCCTGACTTTTTTATACATCTGTCGCTTTCTCTGTATTCATTTGTCAAATTTTTTGAAAATCTTGCTGATGATCCAGAAGATAACAACAAATTCCATAAAAAACGCAAGTATATCAAGAAGTGTTAAATCTACCCATCTCATAAATACCCAACCGAATAAACATTCTAAAATCTTGTATTTCATCATTAGTACCTCCTTTTATATAGTAAGCTCCATTTCTAGGCTAATTTTGTCATCTGTACTTAATTTGTTATAATCTTCATCTGCCCTTACATTTCGTATTACTTCCAAACCAGCAGGAAGATTATCTTTGTTTTTGTATTTTTTTAATAAATTAAAATAAATAATATTATTATCATTATTATCATTATTGTTTGTTGCTATTTGTTTGTTATCTGCTTGCTCTTCGTTTGATATTCGATTGTTAACTTGTTCGCTATTTTGTTTGCTATAGTTAAAATTGTTATCTTGGTAAGAGTCATATTTAACAATAGTTATGGTTGTATTTTGGTTTGTTGATTTGGTTGTTATCTCGCCTGTTAATTTTAACTTTTTTATTGCAGTCCTTATCTGCGGAACTGTTAACCCAATATCTCTGTGTAAATGGTCAAGAGAAGTAATAAGTTGTCCTCTTTGTATTGTCTGACCTTTCCACTTTCCTTCTTTATGATTGGCCATAAGTAGAAAATGTAGAAAGACTGCTTTAACATTAGTATCTTTGTACCATTCCCACTCGGTAAATTTACGATAAACACTTATCCATCCTTCCATCTATTGGCCTCCGTTTTTTATAAATTAATTTTTCTTTAGTCCAACATCCTCCATAAATACTTCTTAAATATTTCTCAGCTTTAGCATCATATTCTTTGCTATTTAGTCCATTATCCTGCTCACGATGACAATCTGGACAAGCTGTGAATATATTTTCTTCAATTCCTAGTCCACCTTGACTTCTTGGAATGTAATGGCAGCATGCACACGTAACACGAACCAATTTTTTACAGAATATGCATCTGTGATTATCTCTTTCCCATACGTTAACTTTAGTTGATGGAGTAATATCACAGGCTTTTGCCATTTTTGATTTTTTTGTAGTTGTTTTCTTTAGTGGTGTTCTCTTTAATTGCTTTTGCTCTTTGTATTCCTTGCTCTTACAACAATAGCAACAGTTAGCATCTACTTCACACTTATTTAAACTACAATAGAAAAATTTGCTATAATTTTTACTTCTTACTTTTAAATATTTACAATTCATAATTTCCTCCTTGAAAAAATCATAAAATTATGTTAATATCTAAAAGAAATATGATTATATATTTCTTTTAGTAGATTTAGATGTTGGTAGTTGGTAGCTGTTTTTCATCTAAATCTTTTAAATTTTGTTTCATTATATTTAATGTAATTTTCATATCTTCTAAAATCATTTTGTGCTTATCTTTGGCTATCTTTGGTCTTTCAATCTGCTCTTTTGTAATACCAAACAAATAAAATCCCATACAAACATATATTTTTGGTTTTTTAGGCATAATATCCAATCTCCTTTAACATTTTAATCATTTGAGCTCTTTCTTCTTGAATCTCTTGAAGTGTCTTGTTTTTTGAATCAATAATAAAATCTAAATAGTATTTTTTATTATTCCTTTTTACATTGTGTCTTTTTGCTCTACTTGCTTTTACTTTTCTTTTTGCAATTTTTCTCATTGCTATCATTATTAACATCATTACTAATATTGCAACTCCTACAATTTGTTTTTGTCCCATACTTAAACATGGGTATAATTCTGGATGTATCATCTTTCGTTCCTCCTCTATATTATTTTTTCCGCTAATGCGGTAAGTAACTTTTCTTTTTCTGCTTGGCTTAATCCTAATTCAGCTATGAAAACTGCTCTTTTATCTGCCATTAATTTACTTCCTTTTACTTTTATAAGTGGAAAATCTTTTGAATGAAATCTCTCATCTGCTGTTGACCTTCCACAACCCCTCCAGTTCATGTAATCAAGTACACCAATGGTATCTGGTAAATCTTCATATTTTACTTTACCCATATAAACCTCCTTTTCGTTTGTTTAGCTGACATTTTCTTGTAAAAAAATATCATCATCATGATAATCTAAAATTTTTTTGATTCTAAGTGCTGATTCTAAAGATGGCGAAAAATTTCCATTTTCATATCCTGTATATGTAGATCTTGCAATTTGTAATTTTTCAGCCATTTGGCTTTGTGTAAAGCCTCTTTTTTTTCTGATTTCAATTAGCTTTTTTCTCATTCGTTCACCTTCTCTCTTGTTTGTTATACTGACATTATATATTTCGTTTGTTTAACTGTCAATACTTTTTTTTAAAATTTTTAAAAAATGTTTGCGATACTAACAAAATGATGATATACTATTGTCGGAAGGAGTGTTTATATGAGCTTTGGAGAGATTTTAAAAAAACTTAGACAAGAGCAAAATTTAACGCAAGAAGAATTAGCTACTAAAATCAATAGCTCTCGTTCGAATATAGCTAATTACGAAAATAACAATAATATGCCATCAGTTGAAATTTTAGAACGTTTATCAAAGATATTTAATGTCTCTGTAGACTATCTTCTAGCAAAAACCGATTTACGTGATTCTGAACATATAAAACTATCTGATGAAGATATCAGTTTTATGAATGGAATAAAAAAACTAGATGAGAATGAGAAAAAAATAATAAAAAATACAATGGATTACTTGATGGGAGTTAATACTGTCTATCAACGTAATAATACATTTATGTGTCCAGTATATGGTCAAATTTCAGCAGGACAGCCTAATTGGGCAGAAGAATGTTTGGAAGGGTATCTCCCTATCGACCCAAATCTAATGGGAATTATTAACCCAGAAGAGTGTTTTTTCTTAAGGATAAATGGTGAAAGTATGAATCAGCTAATTAGAAACGGTGCTTATGCTTTAATTAGAAAACAAGATGCTGTAGAAAATGGTGAAATAGCTGCTGTTCTAGTAAATGGTTTTGATGCTACTTTGAAAAAATTTACTCAACAAGGAGATTTAATAATACTAGAGCCATGTTCTGATGATTCAAACTTCAAAACACAAGCTTATACAGCAGAAACTCAAATAAGAATATTAGGTAAATATATTGGAAAATTTGAAATGAATTAATAAGGAGTAAAAGATGCTAGGAAAGACATCGAAAAAATTTAGTAAAAATATTTTGTTTTGGACAACAGAGCTAACAAATACACTATGTAAAATTACAAAGATTAAAAATTCAGAAAAAAATATGGTTGATTTAATTTCATTAATGTATGTAACATTCTTCTTAAACCAAGTAATGCACGTCAAATACTCGAATTATAAAATTGAAGTTTTAATTCGTACAAAATTCTTACAACTTGAAGATTTATACAATAAAAATGGAAATAATCTTCCTAAAAATTATTTTATCACAAAGTACATTGCTCTATCTAAAACATTACATGAAATGTATATTTATGCTAGAGCTAATAGTATTAATGAATTTGATTTAATTTCAGAATTTATGTTAAAAGAAGAATTTAATTTAACTATAGATGAATTTGAATCATACCAAAATATAATTCCAGAAATAAATACAATATTTTTAAAAATAATAAATCTTGATAAAAGAGAAATTTAAAATGCTTGAAATATAGCATTTTTATTATACATAAATGGAGGTGCAACATGGCAGGAAGAAGAGGAAATGGAGAAGGCACGATATACTATTCCGAAAAATTAAACAAATGGGTTGGACAATTTACAGCAGGAAGAAAGGCAGATGGAAAGCTAAATCGTAAATCTGTCTATGGAAATACAAGAAAAGAAGTAAAAGAAAAAATAACACAAGCATTATCTCAAGTACAGCAAAATATTATAATAGATAAAAATGATATAACCGTATATGAGTTAGGATTAGAAATTTTAGAAACAAAATTAAGTACTAATATTATAAAAGAGACATCTTATAATTCAATGTCTCATTCGCTAAACAAAATAAAAAATAGTTTAATAGGTAATATGAAAATTCAAAAAGTAACTTACAGAGAAATACAATTGTTTTACAATAGTATAACTAACTTATCAAATTCTTATATCGAAAAGATAAACATTCTTTTAAATTTAATATTTAATGAAGCACTAAAAAGAAGCTATATATACATAAACCCTATGATTAACGTAATAGTTCCAAAATCTAACAAGGAAACTAAAGAAGTTGATGCTTTTTCTCTTAATGAGCAAAAAAAATTTATCGAGGCTATAGAGCACGATAAATACAAAGACATATATTACATCGCTATGTTTTCAGGAATGAGAATTGGCGAAATATTGGCATTACAAGTAAATGATATAGACTTTGAAAACAATGAAATACATATTACTAGATCACTTACACGAGATAAAGAAAGTAATGTTATTCTTGGTAAATCAACAAAAACATATAATTCTAAAAGAAATATTCCAATAACATCTTTATTTGAAAAAGAATTAAAAAATGCTATCAATAATATGCAAGACAATGACAATAATCTAATTTTTACAACTAGAAATCATACAATATTATCTGGAGCAAATATCAACTGCTTTTTTAAACGTGTCTGTACAAAAAATGATATAAGATTAGAAGAAAACTCTAATGGTAAATTAGAGAGCAAAGTAAATACACATATGCTTCGCCATACCTATGCAACACGATGTATAGAATCTGGTATGCCTGCACACGTACTTCAAAAATTACTTGGACATAAAAATGTATCAACTACAATAAATACATATACGACAATTTTCGACAAATATCGAAATGATGAAGTTGATAAAAGTATTAACTATCAGAAAACGCAATTAGAAATGCATTAATTTTCTCAGTTGCATTAAAATTGCATTAAATGTAAAAATAAACAACAGCCATAAGCTTATTTTTTCAATGCCTACAGCTGTTATTTTGTTATCGTTAGTCTTGAGTATATGGTAAAAAATGTACTTTTTATATTTTTTTATATTTTTTATTTTCATTTCATTTGTATTGATTTTATTGGTTTTGTATGGCTTGTAGCATATTTTACTTTTTATATTTTTTATTTATTTTTATTACTTTTTTTTTGCTGTTGCATTAAAAATTGCATTAAAAAATAATCAGCTGTTTATATTATTACAGCTGATTATTTT